ATCTGGTCGGGGTTGTCCGGGTCCACGGTCAAAAGGTTGATGTTGGCCCGATAGACCTCATGAACAAGAGCCGTCATGGTCGCCTGCGGGGTTACGGGAGAGCCGTTGCCGTCGCCGACGGCCATGTGGGTCAGCTGCACGGTGCTGCCCTGAGACAGCGCAACCTGAAGAGCGTTGCGCCCCAGGTTTGTGGTGACCGTTTTGTAGGTCTGATCTGCCATGTTTCCTCCTATGGCATTTTCAGTTTGAAACGCGTTGCGTTTCAAACCATACGGCCTGTCGTTTCGCGGAAAAAACGCGGTTTTTCCGCTCACTTTTGGCCGGGCGGCGCAGACCGCCGCCTCTCGTTCTGCCTTTTTTCAAAGGCAGAACGCTCCAGAGCTGATGATCATGGAGCTTTCAATGTGAGTGCCGAGACCGCAGAAGGAGTTCAGCGGCTGGGCGTCCAGCTCGTCTATGAGTTCCGGTTCAATGGTTATGCAGGTGCCCATGCATACGGCAGACCCGCCATGCGTGGTCACTGAGCTTGCCAGGGCAATCGTGATGCCGTCGCAGATCGAGCGTTTGGACTTGTTGCTTTCTATGAGGCGGTGTGCCCGGTCTATGGCATCTTTCATGATGCCTTCGCCGAAAACGGATATGGCCACCTTGAAATGGTACGGTTCCGCCCCGTATTCGAACCATTCCAGCACCGTTGTGCTGATGTCCTGAAAAGCGGCGTCGATGGCGCGTCTGACGGCCCATCGGGTTCCTTTTTTCCGGTGCAGCGCAATGGACGTGCGGACCATGTCGATCTTGGCGTCATAGCTTTGCGCCAGGTCGTAGTCGTCCACATGATATTGCCAGGCCATAAGGTCGAGCAGATTCTCCTCCAGTTCCTTCAGCCCGCCGGATTGCTCGACCAGACGTTCCAGCGCCGGAGCAAGAGGTTTTCCGTCGCCTGACAGACGGGCAATGAGAAGGATGGAGGCTATGGCGGCATTGCCGGCACAAAGATGCGGCTCCAGGGAGTCGGCCACGCCATGCATGGTCCGGTCCATGGACAGACTGGCGGGGAGCAGCTCAAGGAAGGGACGGTCAGACATCTTCAATCCCTCCAAAGGTTATGGAGACGGCGTCTTCCACGGCGAGCTGCGTTTCAGTCAGTGCCTGAAACGCAGGAGAAGAGAGTTCTACGCGCTTGGCTCCGGCATCCATGATTCTCCGGATGAGCTCGGACGGATTGATGTCCCGGCCGGGCCGGCTGCGCTGCCAGAGCCGGTAGGATTCGACGGCAGCGGCAACAGACGCCGTGATGGTGTCGAGCATGGTGGAGTCATCCGCCGTTGCATACCATTTGCCCGTGATGTCATAGGGGATCGTATCCGGAGCAGCGACCTTTACGTTGTCGGTAAGCGGTCGGACATCTTCGGCAGACAGCGTTTTCTGGACGAGTTCGATGGTCGCGGTGTCCGGCAGTTCTCCGTTTGCCATGACAAGCCGGATGTCCACCGTTCCTGGCGTGGGCGTAGTGACGGACACGGCCGCGATCTCAGTGCTGGCGGCCAGGGTCAGCGCCCGATAAGCGCCTTCCGGCCCTGCGACGGAAAACGCTTCCGGAGCGAGCCTGATACGTTCCCGAAGTCTTTCGTCGCTTTCCTCATCGTCACCGTCGGTACTGGCGGAGACATTGCTGACCGATGCGGCGTAAGCCACGATATCCACCATTTCGCAGAGCTGGCCGGCCACAAGTCCGTTGGCTTTGGAGCCGCCTTCCACGGCTTCGGCAAGCACGTCCACAAACGTTTCTCCGGGCTCGATGACGGCGGCGGACGTCGTTTTGAACACCGCAGTACCGTCGCGGGTGGCAACACGGCTGCCGGAAGGCACGGTGACGGCAAAGGTCAGCGCTTCCTGCAGAGAATAGCGGAGCATGGTGCGTGCCGGCTTGGCGGCAAGACGCTCCACGCCCAGCAAAGCGCCGAGGTGATCGAGGTGTCCGCCCGTGGCATAAGCCAGGAGGCCCTGGCGGCCGGCCAGATTGATGACGGCATTCTGTACGGCCAGACGATAGGCCAGCGTTGCCAGGAACAGACGCACAGGGTCGGCGGGATAAAGCGTTTTGCCTGTGGCGGCCTCATATTCGGCAATGAGATTCGATTCGATGACGTCGGAGCGTTCTTCTGCAAAAGAGACGTCAGGCAGAGGCATAATCAGGACTCCCTGAGGCTGAAGGTGATACGGGGAACAAGATGCCCCAGCATGGCGGCGGCATCAGTTCTTCTTTCAAGGTGGAGACTTTCAACCTTGACCCGCGGCTCCCAGGCTTCAATGGCCGTGGTCAGCGAACCGATGAGACGGGCCGTTTCCAGCGGAGAAGGGGAGTCAAGCACGGCAGGGTCATGGGCAAAGCTGCGATGAAGAGGGACCGATCCCATGAAGGTCAGCACGATCATGCGGATGTTCTGGGTGATTTCCTCCATGCCGCTTGCGCCGATGACGATGGGGGCATTGTCCACGAGAAGTTCAGGCATCAGACGTACTCCTTGAGTTCCAGCGTGGCATCGATGCAGAAAGGGCCGCTTTCCCCTTTGCCGCGCCAGCGTTCCGTGACGCTTTCGATGATGACGTTGCCGCAGTTCACGCCCATGAGAATGAGCGGCACGACTTGTCCCTGACGGCAGAGATCGGCCAGTCTGGCAAGATCCGCTTCCGGCTGAATCAAGCCTATTTCCACAAGGCGGATCTGCATGGTGATGGAGTCGAGATCCTCGCTGAGGTACTCAAGGCGGGGCTTGGCTCCGAGAACGTAGTGCGTCTCATACCGGGAGGATATTTTCCGGCTGATGTCGCGTGGTGTCCTGACAAGGGATGCCGAAGTTTCAAAGGGAATATCCCCCAGAGATCCTATATTCATGGCAACCTCAGTGTGGGGGTGTCGGTCTGCCCGTCCGGGCAGGTATGGGTATGATGAGCCACGGAAATGCCTTCCGCCTTCATGTCGCCCGTGCTGTCCACGGTTCCTTCGACGTCCACCTTGCCCTTCATGCTGAAGGTGCCGGCACCGCCGCCATGTCCCTCGGAAGCGATAGCCCCGGAAAGCACGATGCTGGGAGCCTTGAGAGATATACTGGAGGACGATTCGATCATGACCGCACCTTCCGCGGTGAGCGATGCCGAACCTTTGACGGTACACTCAGCGTCGCCCTGAACGGAGGCGGAAAGCTTGTGGGCCTTGCGGTCATAGGAAAGCTCCGTGCCGTCGGAAAACCTGCGGTAAAAGACGTTGCTGTTCTTTGAGGGCGCAGCATTGGCATCCGAGTAGTAGCCGCCGAGAACGACGCCCGCCTCAAGTCCCGTTCCGGAGAAGAGCACGGCGACCCGGTCGCCCACGTCGGGCATATCCTGCACGGTATCCTTGCCCGCACGGGGAAAAAGAACCTGCAGAGGGTACGACACCATGCCGTCGCCGTCTTCCAGTACGACGCGAACCGTGCCTTTTTCCGGTTGCACGGTGGACACGGTGGCAAAGCGCAGGCTGGCTCCGCGGTTGCCTTCCAGTGCGCTTATACGGCGGTCAAAGCTTGCCATGTCGAAAGACATCATCCCTCCAACGTCTTGCGGATTTTCAGGCGGACGGTATAGCCGGGCTTCAGCATATGGTGCGCTTCAACAATGGCGTACTTCCCATCCCATTGACCAAAGCCGGTAAGCTCTATGTTGGAGCCTGAAACAAGGCTGGGATGCCCCATGAGTTCCAGCTCCGCAGTTTTTTCCTTTTCGTTTTTCTTCCTGAGTTCCGCCTGGCCAAGTTGAACAGCCTCGGTGGAGCTTTCCACCCGACTCTCGAGCGTCAGAGTTTTTGCCTCGCTCATTTGTCTTCTCCCTTTACTTCCACCTCGGCCTTCTGGAGCTTGCCGGTTGTGGGGTCGGTGTACTTCACCACGGCGCGGCGATAGCCGGTATCGGAACTGGAATCGAGAAAGCGATAGCGGGACGGCGAAAACTGGCTTCCGCTTTTGGGGATGGTCAGAACAGGCTCGGCCTGGTCGGCATCGTCGGCATCAAACAGCACCAGCTTGTTTTCATGGACCTTGCATTTGACGCCGCAGGCGGAAGCAAGCCGCTGAAGAAAAGTCAGGTCCGCTTCATCGCGCTGGTCCCTGCGGCCGAAGCTGTGCTCCCTGGCGGTGTACATGAGGCCCAGACCGTTGCGTCCGGCTATCTCTGCGGCAATGCCCTGCAAGGAATATCGTTCCCATGCCTGAGTGCGCTTCGTGTCCCTGATGGACGACGTGAGGGAGGCGGAGAGTGCCTTGATTTCCACGCGGTCGGGAGGGCCGGAGAATTCGATTTCATCCACGGTGAACCGGCCGCAGGGGAAAGTGATTTCCTTTTCTTCTTCCCCCTTATTTTCCATCCAGTTGACCACTGTGAAGGAGGCATTGATTTCCGTACCTTTCCCGGGTCTCCAGTCGCCGGACCAGTGTCCGTCCCTGTCGTGGAGAGAAAGACGGATTTCGTCGGCCTTGCCGCTTTCGTGGTCGATGTATTCAAATTCCAGAACGCTGGCGGCCATGTAGTCCGTGGCATCGTGGCCACCAATGTCCACATGAAGCTTCACTCTTCGGGCAAGCATGGTGTCTCCTTTTAGAGCATTTTCAGTTTGAAACGCGTTGCATTTCAAACCATACGGCCTGTCGTTTCGCGGAAAAAACGTGGTTTTCCCGCTCACTTTGGGCCGGGCGGCGCAGAGCCGCCGCCTCGCGTTTTGCCTTTTTTCAAAGGCAAAACGCTCTATTCCGTCATCCAGGGAGGAAGATTGCCGGCCATGGTGGATGTTTCCACGTCGGGCACGACCAGGACTGTTCCGGCGGGAAAGATGAGCACATCGGCATATTCCGGGTTGGCCAGAATGAGCAGATGCATGAGGTTTTCCCTGCCCCACAGACCATAGGCGATGCTGTCCCAGGTATCGCCCTGCAAAGTTTTGTAGCTAGACGCCATAGGCCGCCCTCTGCTGATCCCGGACAATCCGGTCAAGAAGCTGCTCGAATTCGGAACGCCGTTCCTGGATTGACTGAACGACACGTTCCGCGAAATCCCGGTCGGAAATGCCGTTCATCTGGAAGCTGAAGTTTGCCGTGACGGGGGTACCCGGAAGCTGGTTCTGAACATCGGGCGGCATGACCTGAGGTGCAGAGGCAGCCGTATTCCCGGATACGTAAGGAGCAGAAAAAGGGAAAGGGGTACCGGAATCCGGGGGAAGCGGGGGCAATGGCGGAACGGCAGCCCTGGGCGGTGGAACGACCGTTTCCGGACTAACCGTTTCGGCTTCTTCTTCGTCATCTCCTCCAAAACCGGCCCACTCGCCGAGAGACATCAGCGTATCCCCGAAGCCTTTGATTTTTTGCCAGACACTGTTGATGAGATTTCCGATATATCCGAATACCGAGTCGAACACGGCCCTGACCGGTTCGCAGGTCTGGTAGAGATAGGCGAGTCCGCCTGCAAGAGCGGCAATGGCCATGACTGCGATGCCTATGGGGTTGGCGGAAAATGCTGCATTCAGTCCCCACTGAGCGGTGGTGACCGCTGCGATGGCCGCGCGCCCGCCCAGAAGTACCGACTTGAATAAGCTGTAGGCCAGAGCTCCGGCGCGAACCACAGGGCTGAGCAGCATGAATCCCGCTGCTGTTCCCACGATAACGGTCGTGAGCGTCTGATGCTTTCCGGCAAAGTCTGCGATGGCAGAAATGTACGGGCCGAGGGTATCAAGACCGGCATTCAGCGCGGGCAGCACAACGGAGCCGAGAGTAATTCCCATTTCCTCCAGCCTGTTTTTCATGATGACGAGGTTGTTGGCCGTCGTCTTTGAGCGGTTGGCAAACTCCTGCTGCATGGCTCCGGCGTACTGTGATTCGTCGCCGGCAATCTCAAGATTCTGCCTCACAAGTTGCAGGTTCTTAAGAAGCGGTGCGATGGCGCCGATGCTTTCCTTGCCGAATATCTCGCTCATGATGGAAAGCTGTCCGGCTTCCGGGAGCCGCTTGACCGCTTCAAGCACGCTGATGACGGCCGCCGGTCCGTCCTTCTGCATCTGCCGGGAGAGCTTGACCACATCGATGCCGAGCCTGGAGAAGGCTTCCCGCTGGCTTTTGGTGGCGGCGCTGCCGGCCGTCAGCGAGAGCAGCATATTCTTGATGCCGGTGGCTGCCACTTCAGGAGCGATTTTCATGGAGTCCAGCGTTGCGGCCAGCGCCGTCATGGGCTTGGCCGAGACGCCGGCAATCTGCCCAAGAGAACCGATGCGCCGCACGATATCGGCAATGCCTTTTTCCGATGCGGAAGAGGTGTTGGCGTACTGGTTCATCAAATCCA